AAGAACAAAACGAAACCTTTATGAGATTCTTTGCACAAAACTCAATGGCATTGCAAAGAGAAACAATGACACGTAGTCAATTGATTGACATGAGTGATGATTATGCAAAAGGTATTAGAAGACTATCAGAACTAACAGGTACTCAAGCAGATGCAATTCAAGATGAAGTAGATAAAGCAAATGCTAACAAATCGTTTGCAGTGTTTATGTCTGGACTTGAAGGACAAGAAAAAGCCAGAGCAGAATCAGTAATGCGAACATTTGGACAGTTTGGTGATTCAGGTAGAGAAGCGGCAATGTCGATGATAATGGGTGTAGCACCTCTTACTGAAGGCGCGGCTCAAATGATGACTATCAATAAAGGATTTAGTGACACACTTAGGCAGTCTGTTTCATCATCTAGAAACTTTAATGGTTCTTTAGAATCTTTTGAAAAAGGTTTGTTGAACAATGTTACCGCTTTTGCAAACAGTCAAAAAGGATTTGTACAAAGTAATGCAAGATTTGGTGCGGCAATTACAATGGCTGGCGATGGACTTGGTCCAACGTTTGGTGATTTGTTAATGGGTATTCAAAAATTTACAGGAAGTGCTGAAGATTTAGAAAGTGACATGGGTAAAACAAGTCCACTAGCACAAGCATTTAATAATCTAAACTCTATGTTACAAACTCTAAGAGAACAATTAGCAGATTCGTTTGTTAAACTTTTAACATCAGAAAAGTTTCAATCAGGAATGACTTCCTTTACCAATTTTATATCTGAGGTTACAGACGATATTGCAAAAGAAGGGTTTTTTGGTTACATGAAAAGAATCTTTGGTGACTTAATGCTCTACATGAAGATGGCAGTTAATGACACATTTATTGGTGGTATGTTTGTAGACAATGATCCATTGAAACAAGAAATTGAAGAGAAATACTCTAAAATTGCAGGTGACTCACAAGCATTGTTGGAAGCACAAGCGAAAGCAACATTTCCAGTTGAGAAAAAAGTATTGGGTTCTATGATTGCACCTTTACTTTCAGCAAATAGAAAAGATGTTACAGATGCAGGTAATAAAAAATACCTAGAAATGTCAGGCATATTAAACGAGATGTATAACGGCGGATATCTTGATAAAGATCAGTATAAAAACTTTCAAGTTAGATCTGATACTGCTAAATCGTTAACAGATGATGACTTATGGGGAGAACTTCCACCAGGAATTACTGATATAGCATCATTAACAGCACATCTAAACAAGGCTAACAGACTTGGAAATATATTAGGAATACACAGAGGCGGCTTTGACTTTAGTCAATTTACAGATTCTGCAAACCCACTTAACGATCCTAAATTTATTCAATATATGGGACAAGAATTTGGATTACAGTTAAGAAACATGGGAACATTAGGAGCAACTGGTAAATTCTTTGAGCCTAGAGATACACTTGCTATGATTCATAAAGGTGAAAGAGTGTTAAATCCGCAAGAAGCACAACAAAGTGTAACTCAAACGTCAGGATCAAGCAATTTGGTTAATAAATTAGTTGACAGCAACCGGGAAGGTAGTGTAAAATTACTAGATGCGTTAAATATGCTTACAAGGAAAATGGATACACAGAATAATTTAACTAAACAGGTTATAGCAACTGTTGAACAATACAGTTAGGAAAAAAATATGGGTTGGAAAAAATACTTTCAAGAATATAAACCAGAGAATACTTCAGGACAAGTAAGTCCAGTATCTGGTGGCGGACAAGCAGGTCCTGCAAGGACAAACTATTCGAGTTTCTTGCCTGATGTTTATTCAGGACATCCTAATCGTATTGAACGTTATGGACAGTACGAAACAATGGACGCTGACAGTGAAGTTAATGCGGCCTTAGATATTCTAGCAGAGTTTTGCACACAAGAAAACATGGAAAACAAAACTCCATTTCAGTTGTTTTTTAAACAACAAGCAACAGGTGCAGAAACAAAAATATTAAAACAGTATTTGCAACAATGGGTTGACATGAACCAATTTGACAGACGTATTTTTAGAGTAATGCGTAATGTATTCAAATATGGCGATGCATTTTTTGTAAGAGATCCAGAAACATTTAAATTGTTTCATATTGATCCTGCTAAAGTTAACAAGGTAATTGTTAATGAAAGCGAAGGTAAAGAACCTGAACAATATGTTATTAGTGATATTAATGTAAACTTTCAACATCTAAGTGTATCACAAAAGAATCCAAACGCAGGCACAGGACAAATAGATTACACAACTTCAGGCGGAGGCCAAGGAAGAGGGTATGTCGGTGCTAATTCGGGTTCAGTCGGTACAAGATTTGATAAAACACAAAACCAAGCAACAATCGAAGCAGAGCATGTTGTACATTTAAGTTTAAGTGAAGGGTTAGATAGAAACTTTCCATTTGGTAACAGTCTATTAGAAAGTGTTTTCAAAGTTTATAAGCAGAAAGAATTACTTGAAGATGCAATTATTATCTATCGTGTGCAAAGAGCACCTGAAAGAAGAGTATTTTACATCGACGTAGGTAACATGCCTACTCACCTTGCTATGGGATTTGTTGAAAGAATTAAAAATGAAATTCATCAACGTAGAATTCCGTCAGCAACTGGAGGTGGTACTAACGTTATTGACGCTAGTTTCAATCCACTATCAATTAATGAAGATTACTTCTTTCCACAAACAGCGGAAGGACGTGGTTCTAAAGTAGAAACACTACCAGGCGGAACTAACCTAGGCGAAATAGATGACTTAAAATATTTTACTAACAAGTTATTCCGTGGTTTACGTATTCCAAGTTCTTACTTACCTACCGGTGCAGATGATTCTGCCGCACAGTATAACGACGGTAGGGTAGGCACTGCTTATATTCAAGAACTAAGATTCAACAAATACTGTGTTAGATTACAAAATTTATGTGCATATGTATTTGATAGAGAGTTTAAAATGTTTATGAACGCTAAAGGTGTAAACATTGACAACAACTTGTTTGATTTAAAAATGAATCCACCACAAAACTTTGCTTCATATAGACAAAGTGAAATGGATAATGCTAGAGTTAACACGTTTGCTTCACTACAAGAAGTACCTTACATGAGTAAACGATTTGCACTTAAACGTTTCTTAGGTCTTTCACAAGAAGAACTTGCAGAAAATGAATCAATGTGGCGTGAAGAAAATACAAATGAAAACGTCAATAATGCAAGTGCAGGTGCAGAAATGCGTAGTGCAGGTGTTACACCAAGTGGTATACAATCAGATTTAGATGATCTTGGTACTACAGAGCCTGGAGCAGATGCTCCTGAACCAGAAATAGATGTAACAACCCCTGATACTACACCTGGTGGCGACACAGTTTAAGGTAAATAATAATATGTTGTTAAAAGAATTTTTTTATTTTGATAAAGACGGACAAGACTTTGAGGACGATAAACGTTATAGTGCTCAGAGAGATGTTTCTGTAATTAAACCTACGGATACTAGAAAAACTAGACTTACACTAGAACAACTTAATCAAATTAGACGTACATCTGAAGCAAGAGAAGTTGAACAAGCAAAAGAATTAGAGTTTGTGCAACTGATGTATGGACAACCTGCTCAAGAAGATACTACCCTTTAATAAAACTGTTTAAATACCATTATGAACACAGCATTCGTAATGGGTAATGGTACCTCCAGAAAACATTTTGATGTAGAAAAGTTGCGTGGCAAAGGGAACATCTATGCCTGCAATGCCGTTTATCGAAATTTTGAACCTGATGTTCTTATTGCAGTTGATCCAAAAATGGTACATGAGATTGTAGCAGATGGTTATCATCACAATCATGTAGTATGGACAAACTACAATAATGGGTATAAAAATTATACTAATTTAAACTATTTTCAACCTAGCAAAGGATGGAGTAGTGGTCCTACAGCACTAGCAAAAGCGGCTGACGACAAGCACAAAACTATCTATATACTAGGATTTGATTATATGGGATTAAATGGTGGCAAAAAGTTTAATAACTTGTTTGCAGATACTAACAATTATAAAAAATCAAAAGAACCAGCAACATATTATGGCAATTGGCTTAGGCAAACTGAAAGCGTAATCAGAACCAATACTGATACACAGTTTTTAAGGGTAACTAACGTTGGAGATTTTTGCCCCGGACAACTTAACAGTTACGATAATATACGCAATATTGACTATGATGAACTTGAATTTAGACTCAAAAAACCACATGATTAGCAAGAATGTAATAAATGAGCCTATTTTCACCGGTAAAAGTGGTTTTATCGTAAATACAAGGGACAGCCTTGCCAACTAATATAAATTAAGGAGAAAACAATGTCAGATACAAGCAAATTTGAACAACTGCTTGATCTTCTAGTGAATGAAGATAAAGATAAAGCAGAAGAACTTTTCCACGATATCGTGGTA